GCGTCCCTGCGGTAATTCATCATCGATGGCCGCGCGCCGATCAAGTTCCACAGACAAGAGTAGGGACGTGGCCGGCGTATCATCAACGACAAGATCACCATCATCACCGATAACCAAATCGCATGACAAGCTTTGCGGGTCGTATTGTAGAGCTAAATCGAAAAACACGAAAAAAACCGCCTTGAAGAATGTTCTATCAAGGCGGATCATATCGTGGGCGCGAGGTCGTGTTCATGCCCGCGAACGCGGGCGACAAGCGATCTATTCCATTTTTGGTGATGGTGGTGGTGATGCATCAGGATGACCATGGCCATTATACTGATCTCTCATTTCTTGCATAGTGCCATTTTTATCTTTGATATCACCAGAGCATTCGAGCATTTCGGCGTCAACAAGCAATTTGGTCGTTTTGATTGTGACGCCGTCCGGAATTTCCAACGTCGCCGCTCCGCCCATTTTTATCTCAAGCGTACCATTGGCGCGCAAAATGACCTGGTCGCCGCCAGCGTTGTAAAGCGCGGCATCGCCGGGTTCAAGCCCGCCCATACGGTTAGCGGGATTGGCCGCAGGCAATATGACTGGATCACCTTCATCACCACCCACCGAAAGCGCAATGCCCATTGCACCATCCTCCGGCGGCAATGACGCAAAACCGTATGGCTGTACTACTTCCACTTTATCATGAATGATATTTTCCGCACTTTCGATGCTCGCCGTTTGAGTTTGGCCGGTGTCGTCAAAGTTTTTTATCACCACACGGCGGATCATGGTGCGCGTTTTGTTGGCTGTTTCATCATCCATTCTGTTAGCCTTTTTTAAAGCGGATTAGCTGTTTCGTCGAGCGGGCCGGTGGCACCCTTTTTCTTTTTGCCTTTTTTGTTGCGCCGACGGTCTTTTACGGGCTTGTTGTCGAATGCTTCCGGCGAGGTCACGGTTAGCTCGGTGCCTTGCCCGCTATCGTCTTCTGTAAAACTGACACGCGAAACAAGCATGTCGCGTTCAACCATTTGAAAGGCATCAGACACGTAGACCATTTCATTGATGCGCCATAGCTGGTTGTTGGCCTTAAAACCCGCTACGCTATAATTGATTTCTTCCGATTGGCCTCGAGACGATCTTGATCGCCATTCGGCCTCGCAGCAACAATCTTTTTTATTGCCTTTTGTTCGCGCCAAATGAACCTTAGGGCGATAACGCTTGATCTCATCGTCACAATATTCACCAGTTGCCGACGTGCCGTAACGCTCGATTTCTGTCGCATTGTTTGTGCCCCATTCGCGATCACGTGGGGAGATAGGTGCGCCGCCCGCTTGCAAATTGGCACCGGAGGAATTGCCTGCGCGAGATAATGACAGCGGGCTTGCCGTTTCATCAAGCGGGCCAGTTTTTCGCTTGCCCCCTGCTTTTTCATGCTGACCGCGCACAATTGTTTTCGAATGTCTGTTTTTGTGGGTGTAGCTGCCCGACGATGATTTTACGTTCCCTGGTAGGCGCAAATCTGCCGGTGCGCGACGCTCGCCAGTGCGGGTGATGACAAGGCCGCCCACACCATCAGAGAGCAAAAGCACTTGTCGTTGCCGCGCACCTTTCTCCAAAGCTGACAGCCCGGTTTCAGCCATATCAATTCCGTAACGCGGAAAAACATCACCTGTTTCGACTTCATTTCGGACGGTTATTCCATAGGGAGCGGCTATTCGTTTGGCGGCGTCCTCGAGGCGGATGTTGTTGAATTCGGCTGGTCCATCCGGCGCGGCGGCGCAGTCTATGAGATCGCCCGCTTTGTCTTTGCCTGAAATCGCAACAGAAGAGCTTTGGTCGTCAATATCGACATTGACATTTTCGATATAGCCTACCAGTACCAGCTCGTCGCAAACATAAATTTTGACAGAACTTCCCGGCCGCAAATGATAAATTGGCGGTATATTGCTTGCAAAAGCAAACGTGTTCATCGAGCGTTCTGTGTCGCGAAAGGTAAAACTGAACGTGCCTGCAAAATTTTTCAAGTCGCGCGTCACTTCGCCGCTTTGCCAGGTGTCGAAACGTTTTCCGTCAATTTCGATAATTATCGCCCGCGTCATTTGAGAACTTCGATTTCTCCGCGCAGGATTGTTGCGGGATGGCGCAAATGATTTCGCTTGATAATGTCCTGGTAATACAATTCAACTGCCACGATGTTGTCACCATAAAGGCAATGCGCGATAGCAAAAGCGTCGGCATCTGTTTCTATTTTCAAACGTGTTGTTAGCGGCAAGCGGCCTATTGTTTCATTTAAGTCCGCAACAACAGCCATTTGAGTGGCGCGGCCGGCGCGTTCAAGGGTCGAGGCTTCACCGGCAAAAACGCTTTCAGAGAGGCTTTGAAGTGCGTTTGACAGGTCTTCAAAGACATTTGTGACACTGCTTCTTAATTCTATTGCAGCCGTTCGTGAAGCCGGAGCAACGTCAGTCATTACATTCGCCATTTTTGCGAGAAGGTCGCCAGCGGCTGCGGCGTTCAGGCCTTGGTCAACAGCTGAAGGCGCGGCTGCAAAACTATCCAACAGCCTCTTTGCCGCGTTTTGTAAAAAAGCAATACCATCATCGGTTTTCATCAACGGTTCGGGCACGTCTGCGCCCGCAGCTGGTGCTACCGCCGATGGGGCCGCTGCCCGTGTCAAGTCAACAATGTTTGTCGATAATGTCGAAAAAAGGTCTGCGAAATTAGCCGGATTGGATGGTATAGCTAGCGGCAATAATTGTTCGATCGCGCTGCCACTTTTCCCTTGTAACCCGTCAAAGCCCGAAAAATATTGTTTTCCGACGCGTGTTGTCGCATCGCTTTTAAGGCGAGACAATGTTTTGTTGCCGACAGCACTTGCAAGCAAACGGGCAGCCATTGCCATATTCCGCGCGGTGTCAAAGACTTTCGGCCCTGTCGCATGATGACTATTATAGCTGGTGCCGGTATTTTCAATGACTTTTACAAAATTGGCAGAAAAGCGGACAACACGGAGTTCTTTTGCACTCCATTTAATTGTTGCCGGTTCAACCAACAACACATTGATTGCACCCGCCCACGGGTGGATCAATGTGCCTTCCCCCGCTTGTTCGAAGGCTTCTTTTAAAGCTTTACCGTGGCTAATATAATCCGCTCCCACATATAGCCCGTCGACAGAGATGCGCTCTGCGTGCAAGCCCTCGTCATCATAGGCGCTTTGATCTATCCCCGGAAAATAATGTTCGGCAACGCGACGCCCGACTTCGGAAGAGGTGTCGGGCACAAAAAATTCGATGCCACGAAACGATGCGGTGAGCAAACCTGGTAACGGTTGAACCATCAGTTCCTCCCCACTGCCAAACCGCCATCAGAAGAAACAGACGGCGCCTGTGTTTGTGTCACATTGGCCGTTGCTGTGCCGGCGCCTTCAACATGCACGTTCACATCCACACGTTGCGCGCCCAGATCTATCTTCTGCGGCGGGGGCGGTGGCAATGCACCACCCTGTTTCTCGCTGTGGTCGGCCATGTCGGCTTTGATGCGATCATTTAATGTAGCAACCGGTTCATCATCTTTCGATAACCCGAAAAGTCGATCAGCGATGCTACCCTTTTCTACTTTTAACCAGCCCCAATCAAGGGCTTTGGGGCGCGCATCCCGTTCGGCCGCCTGTTGCGCCATCAATTCGTCAATCGTTATTACTCCGTCCGCCGGTACCGCCGATGGGGATGATTGGCCCTTGGACTGTTGGTTGAACCATTCGATCGCATTTTTTACAGGTTCCAAGAAAGATGCGATATCATGTATCCTGTTTACGACCCACTCTGGAAAGAAACTCTCCCAGTCGGGCGTTTGACCGTTCATAATATCGACAATCGCTCGAATACCTCCAGTGATTGTTTGCAACACACCGGCCGCAATTTTGACACCTTCGCTTGACAATTCGACTAAAAATCCGAGAATTTTTCCAATCGTTTCGCCAAAACCGCCCGACGAAACGTCGATGCCCATAAATTTTAACAAGCTGGTAGCGAGATCCATCAAGCCGCCGGCAATTCCTTTAATATTTTCCCACGTGCCACCGAGTGAACCAAACGCCGACATCAAATTTGTTGATATTTTTCCGAGTGAAGGTGCAAAACCTTCCCAAATTTTACCCAAAAATTTAAAAGCTTCCCCGAGGCCGCGAAGAACTTTTTCATAAATTTCGAGAGCTTTGACGCCGACATTATTCCAATTGATCGATGAAAACGCACTCTTCGCCTTTTGTTTTATGCTGTTCCAGGCATTGCCGGCGGTATCTTTCAGCTTCGACCAAAATCTTGTGAGCTTAGGGCCGATGGCATCCCAGTTTTTCCAAATCAGCATTCCTGCGCCGGCAAGTAGCGCGATGATGGCGCCAATCGGCGAAAACAATAAACCAGCAACACCGGCTAATGCGCTGAAGCCGGCCGTTATTAAGGGCAACACAAAGCCGACCGCTCCAAGCGCTGTTGCGAGCAACACAAAGCCGGCGCCAATACCCAATGCCTTTTTAAGCCAACCGCCAGAGGCTGCATCCATATTACGAAAATTTTTCAACAACGTTTGCAGGCCACTATTGATCACCGGCAACCATGTTCCAAAAGCCAACCCCCATTCTCTCGAGAATTGAGTGCCGATTTCAGTTAGCATTCTCTTTTGAACGTTCAGCCCTTTCATTTGTGTTTCAAAGTCTGCATCGGTCATCGCGCCGGTAGCGCTTGCCACTTGTTCCTTGATAGATTTGAACGTGTCAACATTGGCAAGAGCAGGCACAACAAAATCAAGAACCTGTTGGTCGCCGAAAATCTCGGAAATCTTTCCCGCCGCCCCGATTTTTTCAAGCTCGTTCCTGACATATGAAAGAGCTTCGGCCCCCGTCAGCCCGTTCGCTTTGGCTTTCGCCATGTAGGCATCAATTTCTTTTTGCGAAACGCCGGTAATTTGGCGGACTTTGGAAAGCATTGCTTCAAGGGGATTAATGCCTTTCGTCGCGGCATCTTTCATAACTTTTTCGATATCCACGCCAAGCTCCGAAAAGTTTTTGACGGTTCTCGGCGCAAGCGCTTTTGCGAGAAAGTTTGAAAAGTTATTCGCCGCAATTGAGGTATCGGCGGCGCCTTTCATCGCGACTTGAAGTCCGGAGCCTAAAAAATTCACAGCTTCCCGGCCTGTCACACCGAATTTTGACACCTGCGAAGTCAAGTTCGGGAATTCGCGGGCCATATCTTTGAGCTCGAATGATCCTAGCTTACCGGCTGCTACAAGCGCGCCGAGCGCGTCGCGAACGTCCGCGGCCGGTACTTTTAGGTTTTGCATCATTGACGTTGCAACGCCTGCCATGTCATCGAACCGCGCATTGGCGGCTGTTGCTGCTTCGCCAATGTCTTTCAAAGACGCATTCACTTCTTTGACATCGAGGCCAGCAGCAATCATTTTGCCGGCACCCGCAGCAATGGTTTCCGAGGTCTGGCCGATTTCAAGTGCCATCGCTTCATATTTTGTTTTGGCTTCGTCGACAAATTTAAAAGCGGATGCGCCGGTAAGTTCGGCCGTGCCCGCGATATCGAGCAACTGCTGTTGAAAAGCCGCTGCTTCGTTAAGTGGGCCGATGAACGATATTGCACTGATCACCGCTGTTGCCGCGCCAATTTTGCGCATGGCGTCACCGGCCCGTTCAAGATTTCCCTTCAGCTTGTTAAGACTTCCGGACACCCGATCTTTAAGACTGACGAGGATGTCTAAATTCATGTCCCGATTTGCCATGTTTAATCCTCGCTATCCTTTCGTTCGGCGTTATAAAGATTGAGACAACGGGCCCAAAAACTTAATTGCGTGAGATCCATTTGTTCAATTTCCGCCGCAGAAAAACCCGTGGTGGTGGCAAGCCCGCCAATAATCGCCATTATTTTTTGGGCCGGCCACCGTTCATAAAAGCATTCATAATCTCGGCGGCTTTTATGATGTCTGTTGCATTCATACGGTCATACAAACTGTTCATCACCACCTCCCGAATACCGGCCGCGCGGGAAAACGTGACGATATTTTGCATCTCCGCCGATGTTGATTGTATTGCCCGCAAATCCGCACCGGTGAAAGGGCGAAGGGTCAATGAACTGTATGTTTCGGAGCGGATCTCGCCTGTTGCTTTTTTAATTTTGACAGAGACGGGTGTTTGCAAACGAAGCGTCACCGTTCCATCCGCATTTTGTGTTGCCCCTTCGGGCAACTGGAACACGTCGGTTCGCGTTTCGTCGATAATTTTCCCGTCGGCGCCTGTTTCTTTTTCTGTCGTTTCGTCGATTACAGCATCAGTATCGTCGATGATAACTTCTTTTTTCATTTCAAAACCTCTTAGCCCAGCACTTCTTCGGGCGCGCCCGCATTAAATTTTAACTCGATTTTTCCGCCTGATCCGTCACCGGTGAAAGAAGGCCGATCAACCATAAACGCTTCCGCAAAGGTGAATGTCTGTTGGGTGTCTGCCACAATCACCAATTCACCTTCTTCTTCATCGAACAATGATTTCAAACTCTGCCCTTTATAAAGGCTCGTTGTAATTGTGACCTCCGAATGCTCATACTCATTCGCCCAAGAGACATGCTGACCGTCAATGACGGCGTTCTTTTTCAAGCCACCAACTTTGACTTTCGCTCCTTTTTGCAGAGGAATGTTGATCCCGCGGAAGCTCGCCCTAATAAGACCTAACGTTTGGGACATTTGTATTTTCCTTTATGTCTATGACCTTGCTTTGAACTCAAGTGAACCTGCGAACACCATCAGATTGCCAACGATATCGATGACCATTTTCGCTTCGAGCCGGTTTTTGTCGTTTTCCGCTATCTGGAACGAACTTTGCTTGACGGTTTTTTCCACGTTCACGATCCAGGTGTTGTTGGCGTAGAGCCTGCAACGACCAGCCCAAACAGCTGCCATGATGCGCGGCGTCACAATGGCGTTTGACAGGTTACCGTCTGCATCGACGGAAACCGCCGATATCGCCGGGCTTTCATCACTTGCAAGCTTTGCCCGCGGGTAGAGAAGACCGAGATAGGACGAAAAGTCATAGCGAATGCGCGTCATGGTGGCAGTTGTCATGATGTCGAGCCAGGCGCGGTCGTCGATCCCCAAATTATTGGTTTTATAAGTGGAAATGACACGCGAAAACGTCACCGCGCCGTCGGGCAAACAATTGAACGTGGTAATGCCCCGCCTCAACAGATTGTCCCTTTCGACGTCAATGAATTGATCATGCTCATCCGGTGCTTTTACAGAAGGAAGGACAAGACTTTTTAATTGGCGGGAAGGGTCGTTTGCCAAGTGAAAGGCTGCAACAGCTCCCGCAGAAGCTGCCATCACCCACGAGGGCGTGGGCGAAC